ATGGAGAAAAAGGCGCATTTCATCAAGGGATCACTGCGACGCAGTGTCGAGTTCCGAGAGGACCTTCAGAAGTTCCTGGAGCTGGGACCGGATGCATGGCCGGCCACCAAGAAGGCTAGCATTGAAGCCGTTCAGGGCTTGCTATACGGGGAGAACCTCACTGATGCGGCTGCAAAGCTTGAGGCTACTCAGGCCGAAGCTCAGCGCATGGCGGTCATGTTCCGATTCCTCACGGGCCGATTGGCGGAGGGCGGCGACCCGCTCGAGTTCGTAGATGACCTTACTGAATTGGCAGGCAAAGCCGATTTCGACCCGCGCCATCGGGAGGCGTTGGCCGCGATCCTAGTGCCGGAGCCCCAGCTGCGGGCAGAGGAACGCGAGCGCGAGGCTTTCACTTTCGGGAACACTATCGCGAGCGTCGAAACCAAGAGCATCGTCACATTCCATCTGGACGGGGAGCCCTTCACGGGCGTTAGCGTCACCATCAATTACCTTGATGGTGGCAACAATGACCAGTCCATCTCGCTCAACATGAGCAGTGGAGAAATTCGAGCTATCGCTAATAGTCTGATCCACTCGGCCGACAAAGTGGAAAGGGAGCTCGCCGCCATCAGGGGAGCGAATGCATGACCTTGGCGGAAGTCGTTCAGGCAGCCTCCGCGTTCGCTGCCGCAGGGGTCGTGGTTAACGAGCTTGTGAAGCATATCCGCGAATGGAGAGGTGGTTCACCTGAGCTTCGGACACTGAACCGGATGATCGCTCACATCCAAGATGAACAGCTCGCAGTGTTAAAAGACATCGCTCGTCGGATACCATGATCATATGCTGACAACCATCCTTTCCGTAATCACTGTCTTGGCAGCCTTCGGCGTAGGCATTGTCAGCGGCAAGGCGAAGCGTCGGATGGATGCAGAGCTTGAAGCTGCTGTCACGAAGTCGGAGTCGATGCTTGCAGAAATGCGGGCTATCCGCGATAAGTCAGCGTTGGCTGATGCCCAGGTTCGTGCTAGACAGGAGCACGATTCAGAGAATGAGCTGGCTGCTTGGACTGCTGAATTGGCTGCAGTTAGTGCAAGGCTTAGAGCCTTGCGCGATCGCGAGCTGGTTATCGAACGCGACGTTAACGAAGCTCAGTTTTTCAGAGATCGCATGGTGTCGGTGCTATCCATCCGCGGTAGCGGCGCCGAACGGCTTACTGACGTAGACGGTCGGTGGCTGTTGGAGCGAGACGCAAGTCTTGCAAAGTCATTGCGAGCTACCCGGCGACGTGACCGAGGCATCCCGCAGTCGCGCGAGTTGCCAGGTTGGGCAGTGGGACTTCGCTAAGTTAGATGGCGCATGGGAAGGACGGTCGTATGCGCCGTCCTGTCCCTATCCCTTAAGGGGGGCGCCTCAATGGCTTGGTCGATAGTTTCTCCATTGCAGCACCGCTGGACGACTCTTCTACTACAGGTAGAGAGTGGTCATAGACGTGGAGCATTGCATCAGTCTTGTGGCCACTAGCCTCCTTCTTGTTGCCATCAGTGTCGGTAACGCCTCGATGCTTCAGTCCGTGTAGGGCGAAGCGTTCGTCCGCCGCAATTACTTTTTCCCTCACCGCATTCCGCATCAGTCGGCCCCAGGCGGTGTGCCAGCCATGGGCGGTGAGCATTTCCCCGTCCTCGCTGACGAACAGCGGCCGCATCTTGGACGCTAGTGGGGCATTGAATTGAGTGATGCCGCGCTTGGCCCAGATGGCGGCGCGGCGATTCTGCAAAACCTGGATCGCGACCTCAGTCTGCTCACCCTTGCGCACCAGGTTATCGCGACTGCCTTTTCGTCGGTTGGTCTGGAGAACCTCTCCCTCAACGTGGTGATCGGTCAGCGTTCGAACTTCGATGCCGCGCAAGCGTGCCTGATAGGCTAGTTCCATGGCCGCCCATAGGTAGACCGGCAGCGCTCCTTTCTCGCGCGCGCCACGCTCGCTGCATCGGCGTGCGTAGTCCTGGACCCGGCGGAACACGTCGCGCTCGGGCATGCGGTGATCGCGCTTCTCCTTGACCTTCTTGATGCCGGCGGCAGGGTTGGTGGCCACATGGTCATGCTCGCGCGCCCAGCCAAAGACGCGGCGCAGGTAGCTGAGCCAGTGGTTCGCCTTGGTCGGGTAGCCGGGAACGGATGCATCACCAGGCTTTGTGCCCGGCCGGCCTTGGGCAATGATGTCGATCAGCCGACGGATGAACCCGGGTGACAGGCGGTCCACGACGGCATCCCCCAGCTTGCTCCCGTTCTTTAGCGGGAACACCTTGATCGCCTTCGCGTAGTCTCGATAGTGCTGCTGCGTGGTTGCCCCGAGCTGGGAGAACGCGAGGCTCTTGGCGTGCTGATCGATGACGTAGGCGACGGTGCCTCTCTGTGCCTCGCCCGCGCGAGCTTCGGCGATCGCATGCAGGTCCGATAGGCGTGCGGCCGGGCCAGCGACGGTCTTGCACTTGCTCCCGAATCCCTCCGGGTGTTGATCGCGCACATACCAGCGCCCACGGCCGGTCCCGTCCCAGTAGATTCCTTGAGGAACCTTGCCGTAGTCGATGTGCTTGGGGAGGTTCGATGGAACCTTGCGGGGACGTGCCATGTTTCGTCGCTGTTTCCGTTAGAGCAGGTCGGTGGAATAGGTGTCGCCATTGCTGGCGGGTGCAGTCAGGCCGAGGGCCTCGTTCAATGCTGTCGTGGTGGTCCAGATTCCGCCGCAGGCGTCGTACTGAAAGCGGATGCGGCGGTCGCGCGCCCAGCGCTCGACCGTCGCCAGTCGCGGGCGCTTCCCGGGCTGGCAGAGTTCCTGCAGGTCGCGGAATTGGAGGATCTCGCCGATCAAGGCGTGGCTCCTTCGCCCGCCCGGAATCGAGACGGCGACCAGTCACAGCTTTCGTCTGCAGGGATGTGGCCGAACATGGCGGTGCAGCGCCGGCAATGCACGCAGTCGCCGCAGTTCTTGCCCTCGGGCAGATCCATATCGTTGCCAGTGCGGCCGTACGGGTTTCGCTCAGCCATTGGCGGGCTCCTTCTTGCATTGGTTGCACGGGGCACTGCGGGGCGCCCGAATAGAGAACCTGGTTCCACGCACGTGCTCCCCGGGGCGGATGACGATGTGGCCGCAATCCAGTTCACACTGGAAGCGGCCGTCAAGCACGGACACTCCGGGGCTCGCGATGAACTTCGCGTTCACCACTGCGCGAATGGGACTCACGGTGAGCAGCTGGTCAGCCATGGATGGGCTCCATCGAGACGCCTGCCATGGCAGAATCCCCGGCAGTCCACAGGGGAATCAGGGAATGAGCTGGTGGAATGGCCTCAGTACATGTTGGCCACCGGGTGAGGGCGATTGCGTTGTGTGGTGGGACGCCTGGGCAGCGCTGTTTGGTGGAAGTGCGGCCGGCATCGCTATTGCGGCCCTGGTTGTCTCTTGGATTGGCATAGGCGTTACAACTGCCTCGGCCTTCGCCGTGTGGAAGCTCGGAGTTACTGCGAACGACGCTAGTGCAGAGGCAACGCGCATCGCTGCAGGAGAGGCAAGCCGTAACGCCAGTGAATCGGTCCGCCGAGAGTACCGGGAGGAAACCGAAGAGCTTTTGGTCCTTGCTCAGATCACTGGAGAGGTAGGAGTCGCTTCTGGGCTCATCAGCAACGCGATTAGGATTCTGATAGGCGGCGGAGTCGGTAAGCAGCTCTTCTTGGCAGACAGCAGCTACCGGAACCCGCTCTTCGCAGATCTTGATCGGCTTAAATTCCCAATGACTGGAGCGGCCCGAGACCGCTTGCATTACCTGGACCGAAAGGTCGCCGGCTGCCTGTTGCGTGCAACAGGACTCATGTCCATTGCACAAGAAGGCTACAGCGTTCTGCCTGACGACGCGTCTGCCGAGGATCTGGCCACGGTGTATGAAGCCCTGGAGTTTCTGCTTCCACTGATCCGCACAGATCTTGCAGTCGTGCAACTGGCCTGTGCAGCAGCTATGGAGCGCCTCGGCTTGGCTGATGTTGTGACTGCACGCGCCGCCACAGCGTTCGATCCTGATCGGTAGACGGCTCACTCCAGTACGTAACTTAGCCATTGCCTACCGCCTTGCTGAGCGGAGCCAGCAGCTGCACAAACGTGATCCACGGACGTGCCTCATGGGCTTGGGCGCCCAAGCAGCCGGCATCGTGCGGGAACGGGTATCGTGCGTAGCTGGTCAGCTGTGGCCGCTGGCAGATCCGGCAGCGCATGTAGTCGCCATCCATGCTCCAGCGCTCCGCAAACTCGCAGAGCGCTGCGTTCGCTTCGTACAGGTCGCCACTGGCGATGTACTTGGGATCAGCCATTGCCCACCGCCTGGCTGTCGATCTTGGAAAGCTCGCCGTCGTACTTCGCCAAGAGCCGTTGCTGCTCCTTCTTGGCGATTGCGATCACGCGGTTGATGGGCTTGATAGCCCTCATGTCGCGGTCGGGCGAAGTGGGGCCTTCAAGCAACTGCACGACAGCCGCCCACACATACAGATACGCCTCCGCCTTGGCTGCGGCCTTTGCGTGCTTGACTGCATCAGTCACGGCTGGCCTCCTGCCGCATGGCTGTCGATCAGGTCGATCTGCGCGGCGATCAGGGCGCCAGCGCGCACCAGGTCGTGGCGTGCGTCGACCGGCTTCCACCACTCCGGTGCCCACGGCCAGAAGAACGGCGGTTCCTGCGAGGCAATGTGCTTACGGCTTCCCACTTGGAGATCCATGGCAGCCAACTGCACGTAAGCGGTCGCAGCCCTGGCCAGTTCGCCTTCGCGATACTGCTGGTCGGAATCTCTGGAGAAGCCTTCCATGCACAGCTGTCGCTCACGCTCAGAAGCGATCGCCTTGATGCCGGTTCCCAGGTCCACGGCCTGCGCGGGCGGGGCGGTGTAGAGCGGGCCGATGGATTCGAGGATGGCCTTCATCTGATCCAGCGCTTCATCGAAGCCGTATCGCGCCGCCTCAGAGAGGAAATGCACGCCTCGATCTTCAAGGACGCAGGCGATGCCTACCGCGTTGAACATGGGGTAGTCGAACGCTATCGGCTTCCCCACCGGCTGGCGGGCGGCGAGGGAGTCGCGCAGCAGGCGCTCCAGCACCTCGACGCCTTTGGCCCAGCCATTGATCCCTGCGGTCGGTAGCACATCCTGCAGGCGCTGCAGCACTGCGCGGTCGTCGTCGCTGATGGACACGCCGACACCCTGACCACCCGGGGAGGACTGGGCGGAGAGGGCGAGCAGCTGCTTGCTCAGGGTGACGCGTGCGGTGACCAGTGCATTCGCCACCCTGTAGTTGCCAGCGTGCCGAGCATCGTTGGCTACTTCGTTCACTGCAGCGAGGGCTTGGGCCACGTCTTCCGGCAGCAAACCCCCCAGCCTCACCATCCCACCGGGCTGCACGTCCGCCAGGGTCTTGTTGTCGTTGCTCATGCCTGCATGTCCTTGCTGTTGGCGGGAGGGCGCGCCAGGCGCAGCGATTCCCAGGTAAGGGGATAGGGGCCACGCTTCACCCGCGTGTCTGCAGTAGTCATCGACACGCCTAGTTCGTTGGCGATCTGGCGCATCGTGTAGCGCTTGTTCTCGACCACGCGGGCGTAAAGCGCGGCCTTTGTTCTGCCAGCCTTAACGCGGTATCGGTGGTGCCGCTCGCTCAGCGTCGGGTCCATCAGGCTGCCTCCAGCTGCGGTTGCACAGCTGCGCCTACGTTCGCTTCCAAGATGGCGACCAGCGGCGGCGGGCTCACGCTGTTGCCAACCATGGCAACCGCGCGGCTATTGCTGACCTGTCGGCCATCTTGCGTGCGATCGATGATGTAGCTGGCCGGGAAGCCTTGAGCGCGGAACAACTCATGCGGCTTGAGCATGCGCAGCCCGATATCCACGATCACATACGGCACGCCGCTCAGATGCACCGTGACCAGCGCCAGCCGGTCCTTCGTGGTGATGGTCGCCAGCGGCTCGTTTAGTTCCCCGTGCTGTCCGCCAGCGCCGTAGTAACGCATCAGGAACGCGGCAACGCGCAGTGCGCCGGCTTCCTGCTCAGGGCTCAAGACGCACTGGATCACCCCGTGGTGAGTTGCACCAGCGCAAATGGTGCTGAGCGGATCAGTCGTTGTCTGGCCGTCCAGGTTCCTGCGCAGCGTAACCAGATTCGCGGTCGTGAGGCGCTGGTGGCTCCCGTTGGCGCAGATGGTCGGCAAGTGCTCATCGGCGGCACTGCCGGCGCCCTGGTAGAACCCGCCGTTGGCCTGTTCCAGAAACGCTGCCATGACCCCCATGGCATGGGCGGCACCGGCCGGCCGCGCCGCGCCAGCGCCGCTGGTGATGGTCGGCATCGGCTGGCCGGCGTCCGCGCCATCACTGCTGCCCCGGAACTTCACTAAGCTTGCAGCGGCCAGCGCGTGCTTGGTGCCTCCCGCGACCACAGTGCCCAATGGCTTATCGATGTCGAGACTGCGAGGCGCCTGACCGATCCTCTCGCCGTACCCCGACTGCACAAGCACAGGTGCCACAACGGCGTGGGAACCACCGCGCGGCCAGGCGGTGATGGTGCCCAGCGGATCACTTCCGGTAGCGACGCCGTTGGCGGATGCGTTCGCGCACTGCACGATCGTGGGCGACACGATAATCATCTCGCCACGGTAGGCTGCAGTGATGGTCGGCATCGGTTCACCGATTCCGTGCGGCCTACGTTCCCCGCCGTGGGTGGCGTGGACGATGAACGGCTCAGCGGCATCCAGCACGAAGCGCTTGATGCCTCGGGCGATGCGCGCCTGCGTCGCGTCCGCGAGCGGCTTCTTGCGGCCAAAGATGCTTGGGCACGGAATGGACCAGTCGATACTGGATGCCGCCGACACGTGCGGCTGTGCCCGGTTAGGACCGTGGGTCGGCTCGGGCCAGACGATCGCCTCACCATCGCAGCGGGCGACCATGTAGAGCCGCTCCCTCGTCGTACCTGCGCCGTAATCGCAAGCCCGCAGAACACGCCACTCCACCTGATACCCGAGCGTCCGCAGCACAGCCACGAAGCGACGCCAGGTGCTGCCCTCGCGCTTCTTGTCTGGGATCAGGAACTGCTGGTCCAGCGGGACGCGCTCGCCGGCAGCGGCGACTGTGCCGTCCAGCTTGATCACGCGGCCGGTCGCCTTGTCGCGCTTGGCGATCAGCGGGCCCCACTTCAGGATTTGCTTGACGTTCTCCAGCGTGATGATGCGCGGACGCACTGTGCCGGCCCACCGGGGCACAACCCACGAAAGCGAGCGGGTTGCTCGGCTGCGCGGCTGACCGCCCTTGGCCTGGCTGAAGTGCGTGCAGTCCGGGCTGGCATGTAGTGCGCCCACAGGGCGACCGCCGCACTCGACGCGCGGGTCTGCTTCCCACACGTCCTGGCACAGGTGGCGAGTAAAGGGGTGATTGGCGGAGTGCAGTCCCACAGCCCAGGGGTTGTGGTTGATCGCAATGTCCACCGCTCGGGCCAGTGCTGTTTCCATCGCGTGGCTGGCACCACCTCCGCCGGCGAACAGATCAACTGTGATCTCGTCCGCGCGCAGCCGCGACTTCAGGTCATGCAAGGGGAATCGGAAACCGCCGGAGCCGTCAGCCATGTGCTGCCTCCTTCGACGCCATTGCGGAGAGGGCCAGCGGTCGCACGAACCACGCGGCTGGGCCGTCCTCGGTCTCGCCCAGCCACGCGAGACGCCAGTCACCGCCGGGTGCCTCCGGATTCCAATCGTGCAGCTCCTGCGTGGCGCTGTAGACACCCGATCCGATGCCTTCCTCAGAGAACTCGCCCTCAACCACGACCAGGTCGAAGCCCTGCGCAAGGAACAACGGTCGCAGCGATACCTCGCGACCGTCGGCCCACGCCGGCACGTCCGGATGGCACAGGATCTCGCCGTCGGCATTGCGCGCTGGGAGGCGACTTGGGTGGTACAGACCTCGCCACGGGTCTGCCGGATCGACTACGGTGCGTGTCTGACTCCTGACCAGCTCAAGCAGTTCGGTCGCCTGCGCAAGCCGGGCCCGGGTGGTATCGCAGAGCGGCGTGTCGCCGTCTTGCATGCTGCTGCGCAGGGTCGAGACATAGGCGGCCGCGGCGGCTTCGAACACGCGCAGATCCTGCAAGCGCGGGAGGCGGTGATGCAGATCACGCAGCGCGGTCTGGGCCTGGCCGAGGGTGATGGCCTTCGCCTGGTTGGGGAGCCACACAGCCTCGACAGCGATCGCGCTGATCGTATCGAATGCGTCACGCAGAACGGGGCAGTTCGTGGGAAGAGTGGTAAGTTTTTCGTTCATCGGCGGGCCTGCTCGAATTGGGTGTCGGTGTTGATGACCGCGCCAGCGAGCGGCGCTACCTGGGACGCCTGCACGGCGCCAGCGGGGCGAAGGGGGAAGGGCGCGGCGTGGCGATAGCGGCGGTTGGGGTCCGATGCGAACTTGCCGCCTTCGATGCGAATCACCTGGTACTCAGGGAATGCCTCATCAGGTAGGGCTTCGCGTGCCTCTTCCATCAGCGCGACAAAGCGCGCCTGCCACTCGACCGGCATCGACTGCAGGGTGCGGCGCGGCACTACGTGGTAGGCGGCGCGGCTCACGCCGAATGCATGCCATGCCGGGCCGTCCGAATAGGTGCTACCGGGCCTGCCGGGCTCGATGACGGTAGCTGTGTGCGATTCGCTGCTCATGCGAGCCTCAGTCGATGTCATGGGCTGCCATGCGCTCTGCATAGCTGCCGTGGTTGGCGGCGTGACGGCTCATCAGCGGGCGAATTGGGGTGTGCCCCAGCACCTCGATGTGCCCACCCGCTGCGAGGAAGGCCTCCAGGTCGTCGGCCAGCTGCTGCCGGTCGAGTTCCCTGTGTCGGACCGTGGTCGCCGCGTCACTGACCCCTGTAAGTGGACCGGGCGTGTAGGTCGGCTTCACCCGGACAGGTGCAGCGCGCAGCGGGGCGATCGCATGTTGCGTGTGGCTGGAGAGGCGCCAGATGCCACGCACGCCGGAACGGTGGCAGATCGCCTGTCCGCTGCGCGCCAGTCCCTTCAGCGTGTGGCCGATGGCCTGGTGGGTGCCATTGATACGGCCAGCGGTCTTGATCTGCGCGACCGTGGCGCCTTGCGGGAACATAGACAGGACCCGACGCACCTCGGCAGCGCGGCCGGTTTGCTGTGGGCGAGCGCTCATGCGCGGGCCTCCGCAAGTAGTTCGCGCATGGCCCAGCCGTGATGCATCACCCTGGATGAGCTGTCGGCGACAGCGTCGGGGTTCTCGGTCAGGACCAGCGTGTTGTCCAACGGATAGCTGCTGTGCCCATCCCAGTCTTCAATCACGGCCTGCAGGCCGAAGTGTTCGCGCAGCTCCTGCGCGTTGGCGTTCTTGCCGCACAGGTGCGGCCTATAGATCACAACAGAGCGGCTCATGCCGGGATTCCTCGCGTGCGGTGCGTAGCGCGGTTGATGGGGGAGGTCGACCGAACGCGCACGCCCTGGCGGTCGAGCCAGCGGTGCGCGGCCTGTGCGGCAAGGCGGTTGAGGGAAAACGTGACGCCGCCGAGGGTGATCGAGTGGTGCGATACCCCCACGCTCCGGCTGGCGCTGGCGGCGACCTTGAGGAGCGACTCGCGGGGGGCGGCGGTGTAAAGACCGGCCCATAGCCAGCCCTGGCACACCATGAGGACGAGCAACTCGCCTTGATGGCCGGTGGCGAATTGCTGCTCCACAGGCAGAGCGGTCTGCATGCTCATGCCGTGAGTGCCAGGTCGCGTGCCTTGGCGATCTCGGCCTCGGCGGCAGCGATGCCAGTGGCGGTCAAGGTGGCCTTGCGCGGCAGCTGCGGGTCGTCGTACCTGATCAGCACGCGCTCATCCAGCCAGTTCATAACGCGGCGCGTGAACAGCTTCTCGGGACGGTTGCGGGGCGCGAACCCGTTGGCGGTGCGGTGGAGGGTGAAGTCGGAAGCGCCATGCGCTGCGAGCAACGCGGCTTTTTCCTTCGGCTTCAGTGGAGCGGCCATGGGCAGTTCTCCTGGTCAGGCAGCGATGGGCGTGGAAGGGGAGGCGGCGGCGATCTCTGTCAAGACCTCGCCCCGATGGCGGGCGAGCAGGGAGATCGGTATGCGCAGGTGTGCCAGGCTCGGATCGGTCCAGCGCAGCTCGGCCAACGCGGCTTTTTCCATCGGTACCGGACGGGTCGCGAGACCACACCTATGGCATTCGATGTGCAGCAGCGGTGGGCAAGGCGCGCCCAGGCGGTGTCCGGCCGGAGCGCCTTCGGTCACGACGATTTGCGGTCGATGGCCGGGTGCGCAGAGGGGGACTGAGTCTGGAAGCGGGCGAGCGGTCTGTCGCATGGTTAGCCCCTCACCGAAGTGCTGAGCGCCCAGCGCGCTTTGGCCGCATCGCGGTCTGCGTGCGCCTGGTGGATCTCGGCGATGCGCAGCGGCACGACAACCGCAGCCAACACCACGACGGCTGCCCAGGCGAGTCGGACACGGCGGCTCATGCTGCGCCTCCGCCAATCTCTTGCCGCATTGCCCGCAGGCTTTTGACAGGAAGCGCTTCATCCAGGAGTTCGGCGCAGTCGGCGCATGCGTACTGCGCTCCACCGCCGCCGTCGATGTCGATCCCAAGCACCCAGCCCTCGCGCCCGGCGAGATCCTCGCAGTCGTCCGTGCTTGTGGCGCCTGGGCTGTGCTCATCACAGTTGAAGCACCACAGGTGGTGGTTCTTCGCTGCAGACGCGCTCATGCCCGCACCTCCGCAGACATATCGCGCGAGCAGGCTTCCAGACGGAGGCTTGCGACGCCCATGCGCCGGGAGCGACGGAGTTGGTTGCGGCTGTGTTCGCCCTTGCTGCGAGCCCACAGGGTCCGGGCGGTGCTGTGATCGCGTGCTGCCACGGCCCGCAGGGCCTTCACGGCCAACAGCGGCAGCAGGCAGGGGCTTGTATCGGCGTAGCGATGAGACATGGCGCGCTCCTGTTCGAAGGAGGGCGCCGGCGGGTCAGTGGCCGAGGGGGCGGCTACCGCCGGTCACGGGAGGGGCCGGCAGGGTGGCGACCCGCCGGTCGCCCGCCAGCTGCACAGCTGGCAGGGCGGACTCTACAAACAAACTTGCGTGGCCGTCAACAAGAAAACTTGCGACGGAGCGCGATGTCGCCCGGAGCCCCCAACTTTCGGGCTACTTGGGTCGAAGCTGAACGGGGCAACGGGTGCTAACCTCCGGACCTTCTAAGGAGGGAGGGGAGGTGTATGGAAGTGTTCTTCAGCACGCTGGGTGCTCTGGGTGTGTGGCTCGTGGCGCTGGCCGTGCTTGCTTTGGCCGTCATGGGGCTGCTTATGCCATTGGCCGTGTTCGGCATCAAACCTCTTTTGCGGGTGCTCATTGAGGAGCAGCGCAGGAACAACCGATTGCTCGCTAGGCAGCTTCTGCGAGATCAGGGCATTGAACCGGAGGACGTGGCAGGAGTAGCCACGTCCAGAGATGATGGTGAGCCGCAGACGCTGCAGGACTTCATTCGCGAGCGTGATGGGCTTAGGCCGTAAGAGCAGCAATCAAGGGCGCGGCAAAACTGCGGCCATGTTCTTGATGAGCCCGGTTTGTTCGAGAGGGAAGCCCTCCATGATGGCTTCCCTCGCTTCTTCCATTTCGCAGAGCAATGCGCGCAGCTCTGTCGTTGATAGGTCGCTAAGGCGCTGTCTCAGAACCAGGTGTTGGTCGACAAGCCAGGCGAGCTGGAATGCGTCGCAAAGCATGCGAATCCGTCGAATGTATGCAAAGGCCGTAGCGTCGCTTGGCTCATTTGCGTGGCACTGGCGCAGGCATCTTGCGTCGGGCGGCCGTGCTTGCTGCCGGACCTTGTTAGCGAGTGCCTGCGCGAGAGCTTCCAGTGCTGCCGCTTCCTTCATGATCAACCCCCTTTGAAATCTGGCGCTTCCGCAGGTGCGCGGTAAAGTCGACCACGTTGTCCGGCGTGACTGTCTTCTCCTGCCGGGCAGTCAGATAGCTGTGAGCCAAGATGACAATCGAGGCGTCGCTGGCATCCTCTGGATCGAACGGCGATCCAAGAGCAAGACAGGCCAAGCGGACAAGTTGGTACGACGCGGCAAGCGTAGGGGCGTCGAGTTGCACGGTTTGAGACTGCGCAGTTCGGGGTGTTGAGAGCGCATTCAGTGGCTCATCCTTGTGCCAGCCAAGGAACTGCTCGACCGTCATGCCGAACGCGCGTGCCAGCTCCACCATGTACCTGGGGCGGCGTGTTGGAGTGTCTAGCAGCTGCTGGATGTGCTGGTACTTCACGTTGGGCGCGCCCGCAGCGCGGACGCGGGCTGCCAGAGCCTCAACGCCAAGTCCGTGGGCCTCCATCAGGCCCCGTGTGATTTCACCGATCAACATGCAAGCAATCTTGCACTGTTGATTCGCAAGAAAGATTGCGCTAGTTTATCGCAAGAATTCTTGTGAACTGGCATTTCATGACCCCTCTGCAACGGGCTATCGCGATCTGTGGGACCCAGAGTGAGCTGGCGCGGCGTGTGACCGGGAAGCCTGCGACTGGCTACGTCTATCACTGGCGAAAGAACGGTGTGACCGAGGAGGTGGCGATCGCCATCGAGAGGGCGGTCGCCTCGGCGATGGCCGAGAACCAGGATGCCGCGAACCGGGCCGCTACCCTCGGGGGCAGAGTAACCGCCGACGAGCTGATACCGGACGTGCGCTGGGAGCGTGATGCTGGTGGCGCCATCGTCGGCTACTTCAAGCGCGTCAGCGGTTCGCTGGGGGTAGCCAGTGCCAGCCCGTGACCCAGCGCTAGTCCTCTTCATAGGTCGCTATGGCTGGGTGCGCGGCCACCAGCGCTACCGCCTGTTCCGGACCCGGCAGCAGATCCGCAAGAGCGGGGTGATGGTGGTCCTCCTGGCGATGATTGCCGTGCTTGCGCTGGGAGTGCCGCGGCGCCCACAGGATGGCAACAACCCCGCCTGCCCCGGTGCGAACGTCGAAGGATCGGATGGCCTGAAAGCGCATGCGCTGAGGGAACGTGATGATCTCTGGCATGGCAGCAATGTTGATCGCCGCACTGCCGAGCGCGGAACGATGAAATGCGCGGCATTTCAGGGGGAGAGCGCATGACCTGCCTTCGCTCTGATCTTCACTGGCGGGACGCCTTGAACAACGCAGTTTCGTGCGCTCCGGGTGGAGTGCACGACGCGGCTGCCCACATCAGTAAACGCCGTGGGAAGTCAATCACTACCGAGACGTTGCGGAAGAAGCTTCGTGGGATCGAGGGTGAGTCCATATCGATGGAGATGGCCGAGATCCTCACCGAGTATCTGCAGCGCTTCGTTGGCACCCAGGCGATGGCGACTGACTGGGTGTGCTCGCTGGCTGGGCAGTTTGGCTTGATGGTGGATTACGTGCCAGCGCCGCCCGCAAACGGTTGGCCGGATGAACTGGCTGCAATCCAGGCAAAGCTGCTGGAGTTGCACAAGTTGACTGGTCAGCTGGCTGGCGCCGGCATCGACGCTCTGGCGGATCGTCGACTGACTGTTCCCGAGGCTGATCGCATCCAAGACCTTTCCCGCGAGGTACGCACGCTTTGCTTCCGTCTGGAGCGCAATGCATGCCGGGCTGCTGGTTTGCAGGGAGCTGAGGACTGACGTGGCGATTCATCACGCCCCTCGATCTAAGTATCGATGGCGTGGTCCAGCCAGCGCTTCCGCGCGGCAAGCAATGGAGCTTGCAGCACTCGCGTTGACCGATGCGGTGCCAGGCTTGGTGGGCGACGAAGCATTGGCGGAGCGCGAGCGCATCCGCCGGCGACAAGAGCAGCAAGACAACCGGCAGCACTGCCTGCCTTTGGGGAACCCAGATGTATCAAGCAAGCATTGAATCGGCCCCATCCCCCCGGGTGGCTTGTGAAAGGCCGCGTGCTACCCACTCCACTGAATCCGCCCTGGAATCGAGAGCGATTCTCGATACCAGCGATGGGTCCTTCCTGGGCACTTCGGACGCGGGTAATCAGACGCGCATTTCCTGGGTACATAGCGGCTCGGGAAACTACTGAATGTCTGAAAACTATGGGGATGTGCTGCAGCAGCTGCAGTCTGCTGGCCTGCTGGTCACCGAACTGGACACCACCGGGCGCATGGTCCGGTGCCGCGTCGAAGGTTCACGCGAGCGCCGGGGCTGGTACGCGCTCCACGAACTGAACACCTCGGCCGGGGAAGTGCTGGTCGTCGGCACCTACGGCGTCTGGCACGGCAACGAAAACGGCGCGACCAAGGTCGATCTGCGTAAGCGCGACAAGACCTTCTCCGATGAACAGCGCGAAGCGCTGCGCAACCGCCTGGCCGAGGATCGTCGCAAGGCGGAGTCCGCCCGGCAGACCCAAGCGAAGCGTGCGGCCGAGCGGGCGTCGTCGGCCTGGGCCAAGGCGAATGCAGTCGGCGATGCTGACTACCTGGTCAGCAAGGGCGTGCAGGGCTTCGGCCTGCGTTATGGCACTACTGGTGCCGCACTTGTCCCGCTGCTGGACGTCAACGGCCAAGTGCATGGCCTGCAGGTACTGCGCAGCGCCAAGCTGGCGGCCGCAGGGCGCAAGCCGGCCAAGGAATACTGGCCGGCAGGCATGGTCAAGAAGGGCCACTTCCACCTAATCGGCGGAAGCCCGCAGTGGATCTTGCTGGTGGCCGAGGGCTATGCCACTGCGGCCACGCTGCACATGGCGACGGGCTACCCGGTTGCCGTGGCTTTCGATGCTGGCAACATGCTGGCCGTCGCATCGGCCCTGGCAAAGCGCTATCGCAGCATCAAGATGCTGCTGTGCGCCGACGACGACGTACTGCAGAAGTGCAGGCACTGCAAGAGTCGCCTGGTGCTGGCCGACCATCCGCAGTTCTGCCCATCGTGCGCGCAGCCGCACGGCGCGTCGAATGCCGGCCTGCTCGGTGCAGAGGCCGCTGCGCTAGACGTGGGCGGCGCGGTGCTGCACCCGGTCTTCGCCGACGAGCCGGCCAGGCGTGAGCGCTTCATCGACAACGGCCGTAAGGTCAGCGACTTCAACGATCTGCACGCACAAGAGGGCCTGCATGTCGTGCGGGCGCAGGTCGAAGCCCGTCTCACGGAGCTTTCATGGCGGGTGCCTGCAGAAAAACGCGCGCCTTCCATCACCAACGACGGGGGCGAGGGGAATGATCGCTTGGCCCCCATCCATTCGCTAACCGAGCTTCTCGAGCGCTTCGCGCTGGTCTATGGGCAAGGCGGCACGGTGTTCGACCACAAAGAACACATGCTAGTTGCCCTGGGCGACATGCGCGATGCCTGTGTGCGCAAGGAACTGCATCGAGCATGGATGGAGCACTCGGATCGGTCCATCGTACGTGTGCGGGAAGTGGACTTTGACCCGTCGTGCGAGAAACCTGGGGTGACCTGCAATCTCTTCGCCGGGTGGCCGACCGTACCGCAGGAGGGCAACTGCGACCGGCTGTTGCAGCTGCTCTGGCACATGTGCGGAAACGAGGCCAACCAGAAGGCGCTGTACGACTGGGTGGTCAAGTGGCTTGCGTACCCGCTGCAGCATCCTGGCGCCAAGATGAAATCGACCATCGTCATTCATGGTCCGCAGGGTACCGGTAAGAACATGTTCTTCGATGAGTACATGAAGCTCTACGGTGACTACGGTCGCGTGCTTGACCAGGCGGCGCTGGAAGACAAGTTCAATGACTGGGCAAGCCGTAAGCTGTTCCTGCTGGCCGATGAGGTAGTTGCACGCACCGAGGTGTACCACCTCAAGAACAAGCTCAAGGCGCTGATCACTGGCGACCGCATCCGCATCAACCCGAAGAACATCCAGGCCTACGAGGAGGACAACCACGCGAACCTGGTGTTCCTCTCCAACGAGGCGATGCCTGTCGTGCTGGAGGAGGATGACCGGCGCCACGCAGTGATCTGGACGCCGGACAAGCTCAGTCAAGAGTTCTACACCGAGGTGCTGGCCGAAATCCGCAATGGCGCCACGGCTGCGCTGCACCACTACTTGTTGCAGGTGGATCTGACCGGCTTCACCAATGGCACCAACCCACCGATGACCCAGGCGAAAGAGGAGCTGATTGGCCTGAGCCAAGACAGCCCGCAGCGATTCCTGGACGAGCTCTACGGCGATGACATCCCGGGGTTAAAGCCCATGCCAGCGCTGTCGAAAGAGTGGTACGAGGTCTACAAGGCCTGGTGCGCGCGTGAGGGCTTGCCGCGCCCGGCACCTTCGCCAAAGTTCATCAATGCGCTGGTGCGCAAGCGCCAGATCATCCACCCCGACAGAGCGCGGAAGCGCTACCAGATCGAGCAGAGCGTGAACGGGCCTCACGGCTTCCTAATGCTCGGCAACTGCACCGTGCCAGACGGCAAGACAGAGGCGGCATGGCTGGGTGACCAGGTCGTGTCGTTCCGTCGCATGTTCTCCGACTACAAGGGGCGCGCGTGATCACTATGCCCATCAATGTGCGGTGTGTGCGGGATGTGCGGGCAGATGTGCGGGCACTGAATTGCTGTGAATCGCTTGCAGCAGTAGGCGTGTGCGGGACGTGCGGGCGACGGCCTACATGGGCGTGCGCGGGCGCGAACGGGTATCCAACTGCCACATCAGGATGTGCCTCGCGTGCGTATGTAGGTGGCCGCACATCCCGCACACGCCGCACACGCCTTGTGCCACAGCCATCTGGGGCTCGTCGCGTCCCGCACACGCCGCCGCACAGCCCGCACATGCTCGCGCGCGCGCAATTTTCCGTTTTAACGGTCTTCGAAGGAAATGGAGTGGGGGGTAGCAATGGCTGAGGATGACGTGACGATCACTGGGAAAGAGCTGGCCTCCCTGATCGGCTGCAAGCCGTCCTACGTGGTCGAGCTCAGGAAGAAGGGAAGGGTGGTGGTGGGTGCTGGCGGGAAGGGATTCCTGAAGAACGCCTCCCTGGAGCTCTACGCTCGCACCGCTGATCCGGTCTATGCCGGCGTAGCCCAGCGCCACGCAGATCAGCGTGGCAGCTCGCTGGTGGGGAGCATGGAGGGTGCAAATGCCCTCGACGCCGACATCGACGACGATGAGGAGGACGGTGACGACGACGATGCCAGGCCATCGCGCCCCGGCCGCCCACAAACACCGGATTCCGCGCGCAAGGCCAAGGCGCTGGCTGACAAGGCCGAGACCGACGCGCACATGGCCCACATCGCGCTGCAGAAGGAGCTCGGGCTGCTACTGCCCCGCGCAGACGTGGAGGCTTTCCTCGCTGAGCATGCAACGACGTTTCGGGGTGCGATGGAACGTCTGGCCGACACGCTGGCGCCACAGCTCGCGGCAACGCTGGATGAGGCCGGTTGCCGGCGCCTGGTCTGGGATGAGGTGAGCCATGCCTTGGAGGAGCTGAGCGAGGGCTTCCGAACGCTGGCGGCCAAGGCGGCGGAGGCTGCGGAATGATGGAGGCACAGAGTTGTCTGGCGTCGGTGCTGGCGCGCTCGCTGCAGCCGCGGCGGCCCATGAGCGTGTCTCAGTGGTGCGATGAGCACATGCGCTTGTCCACCAAGAGCGGCAGCAAGCCTGGCCGGTGGGTGACGGATCGGAATCCGCCGCTGCGGGAGCCGATGGACAACATGTCCGCCCGCAGCCCGGTACATGACCAGGTCTGCATGTTCCCGATCCAGTTCGGCAAGAGCCAGCTGGCGACTAATGCCATGGCCTACTGGATGGACTATGCGCCAGGCCCGATGATGTACGCGCTACCGGGTGAGGTGTCCATGAACAAGTGGATCGCCCAGAAACTCAACCCGATGATCGAGGTGTGCGCAGCGGTCAAGAAGGCACTGACCAGCACTGCCAGCCGCGACAGCGCCAACCAGCGCACGTTCAAGGACTTCGCAGGCGGCCAGCTGTTCGTGGAGCACATGGGCAGCCCGCAGCGCCTGAAGTCCTCGACGGTGAAGTACCTGCAGGTGGATGAGATCGATGAGGCGCCGCAGCAGCTCTCCACGGGCGACGATCCTGTGAAGATGCTGGACGGCCGCACGTCGTCCTTCCCGACGACCTACAAGCGGCAGTACATCAGCACGCCTGGCATCGCTGGGCTCAGCCGCATTGCCAAGCTGTACGACAAGAGCGATCAGCGCCGGTATCACGTGCCGTGCCCCCACTGCGGCCATTTTCAGGCGCTGCAGTGGAGTGGCCTGGTGTGGTCGCCCGACAAGAGACACGCATGGTATGCGTGCTGCGAGTGCGGCGTCGCCATCGAGGAACACTTCAAGACCGAGATGATCGCCAACGGGCGCTGGGTCGCGGCCAACCCTGACTCGCCCATTCGCGGCTACACCATCAACTGCCTCTACTACCAGTTCGGCCTGGGGCCGCGCTGGTTGGACCTGGTGAAGGAATGGCTGGAGGCGCAGGGCGATCCAGCTTCCCTAAAGACCTTCGTCAATGATCGCCTGGCCGAGACGTGGGAAGACCCGGCAATGCGGGCAGTGAAGCACAATGTCATCAAAGATCGTGCCGAGCCCTATGCGCTTCGCTCGGCTCCGCAAGGTGTGCTGGCTATCACCGTAGGTGTGGATACGCAGGACAACCGTCTTGCTGTTCACGTCGTCGGCTGGGGACGGGGTATGACCGCATGGACGCTGGACTATGTGGAGCTGCAGGGCGATCCAGCCGAGGAAGCGGTGTGGGTAGCCCTGACCGATTTGCTCAACCGCGCAATTGAGCGCGAAGATGGCGCGCTGCTCCGGCCGATGGCAGTGGCCATCGACGCTGGTGGCCACCGCACCGAGGCCGTCAAGAACTACGTCCGTCAGCGGCGCACCACCCGACCAATGTGCATCTTTGGTGCTGTACCCAACAACGCTCCCGTGCTGTCCAAGGGCAAGCTGGCTGACGTCACCTGGAAGGGCAAGACTGACAAGCGCGGCATCACCATCAACCACGTGGGTACCGTTGCGGCCAAGCACTACCTCTACAGCCGCCTCTCCGCTGATGCAGAGCGCAAGCCCGAGAATCGGATGGTCCACCTCAGCGACCAGTTGCCGGAAGAGTTCTTCCCGGGCCTAGTGTCAGAGGTCTACAACCCTGTGAAGAATCGTTTTGAGAAGAAAGTGACTCGAAATGAGCCTTTGGACACATGGGTCTATGCCTACGCTGCGACCCATCACCCAGAGGTTCGAATCAACCGCTTCACGCGTGCGGATTGGGATTTGCTGGAACAGAGGCTCGCCGGCCCGTCTAGCGTGAACGTTCCACGCGAAACGCCCGCCGAAGTGACTGAGGACGCCGCGCGTACCGATTCCCGTGAAACATCGAGCTTGCCTCGCCGGCAACGTCCCGCGCAGCCTCGCAGCACTGGGAGGCAGTGGTGAGCAGGAACACGGTCCGAAACAAGGTACGAATCAGTGAGCTGACGGAGGAGCTCGCGGTCGGCGCCGCGCTGCGCCTGCGATGTGACAGCGACGATATACGCAGCGTAGTGGAGGCCGTGGTGGCCTACCTTGTCGAAGAGTACCCAGCACAGGACCTGTACATCCCTGCCAGCATGCAGATCAGTGCCTACCCTGTAGATGAGATCCGAAAAGGGATGCAGGAACAGGAGTCTGTACGGTCGCTGTGCAGGAGGTTCAGGATTGACAGACGGACGCTGTACCGCTTGCTTGATGAGCCTTGCGCCAATGAGTAGTAGGTGCGGGTGAGTTCCCCGAGACTCACCCGCACTTGATCAGGAAACTGGCATCCATGATCTCGCGGATGCCTCACTTATGAGCTGGACCAAAGACGATGTGCAGAGGCTGAAGGCCGCCATCGCCAGCGGTCAGTTGTCCGTTCGGCATGGTGATCGTCAGATCACGTATCAGTCCGTCGAAGCCATGTTGACGGCATTGGACCGCATGGAAGCTGAGGTTGCCGTCACGACGGCTGGCCGACGGAAGTCGGCCACACGCCGCTACCGCTTCACGACGCTGAGGGGCTTCTGACATGGCGGCCTCGCTGCTGGACAGGGTCATCGGCGCCATTTCTCCGCAGGCAGCCCTGAAGCGTCACCGCGCCAGGGCAACGCTGGATGCGGTAAGAGCCTACGAGGGCGCCTCGCGAACTGACGGTTGGCGTGTTCGTAGGGCGGGGGCCAGCGCGAACACCGATCACCTGGCAGACGCCCGCGAGCTGCGCAACCGCGCTCGGGCGCTGGTGCAGAACGTTCCGTACTGCGCGCGGTCCCTCCAGGTGCTGGTGAGCGCAACGATCGGGACCGGCATTACTCCCAAGGCCGAAGGTCCAAACGCTTCCGCGCTGGACATCCTGTGGGGCCGCTGGGCCGATGTGGCGGATGCTGATGGAAAGTCGGACATCTACGGCCTCATGGCTACCGCGTATCGCGCGATGGAGCAGGACGGTGAGGTCATGATTCGCCGCCGCACCAGGCGTCAGTCGGACGGTCTCGCAGTCCCGCTGCAGCTTCAGGTACTGGAGATCGACTGGCTGGACGGGAACAAGAACGGGTCTGCGTCGGGCGGTGGTCAGATCATCAACGGCATTGAGTACGACGCGATCGGTCGGATTCGAGGCTACTGGTTGTTCGGAGCGCACCCCGGTGAGGCGGTGCGTGGCTCTGTACGCTTGAGCAGTTCGTTGGTGCCGGCATCCGACATCATCCACCTCTACAACCCCGTCCGCCCCGGGCAGGGACGCGGCATTACGCGCTTCGCCCCGGTGATCGCGCGAGTGCGCGACCTGATGCTGTACGAAGACGCCGAGCTGGCGCGGAAGAATCTGGAAGCGCGGCTTGGTGTGATCGTCAGTGGCGACATCGACTCGATGTCCAACGCGGACGATGACGGCCCTTCGCAGCTCGGCTCAAATCGCGACCAGGTCACCGACCTTGGGCCACTGCCCAGCGGTGGCGTCACCCACATCACTGGTGCCACAGCCTTCCAGACTGTCGAGCCAAAGCCGGCAGGGGGCTACGTCGAATATTGCAAGTTTAACGCGCACATCATTACTGCTGGCATCGGTGTCCCGTACGAGTCGGCCACCGGTGATATGCGTGAGGTGAACTTCTCCAGTGCCCGCATCCGGCAGATGGAGTTCCGTCGTGATTGCGAGCAGATGCAGTGGCTGGTGCTAGTCCCGCAGATGTGTAAGCCAATCTGGCGCTGGTTTGACGAAGCAGCTGCGCTTGGCGGTGGGGTGCGTTCCACGGGAAGCACTGCCGACTGGAGCACGCCGCGCTGGGACTACGTCAACCCCAAGCAGGACATCGAGTCGGAAATCGCAGCGATGGGCGCCGGGCTCAACTCACCCAGTGAAGCGCTGCGTCGGCGTGGCTACGACCCGGATGCGGTCTACGTCGAGATGGGCAAGGACTTCATGCGGATGAAAGAGACCGGCGCCCTCGGTCTGATGACTTTCCTTCAATCCAGTGGCGCCCGGACCGGCCTGGTCGACGCCTCAACAACCAACGAGGAATGACCATGCCCCAGCCAATCCAGGCTTTGACGCAGGACGGTACGACACGCCTCATGCCCACGCAGTTGCGTGAGGCCGAGCTGCAGCCGACCAGCTTCGATAGCGAGGCACGCACGATCGAACTCCAGTGGACCGCCGGTACCCGAGTGCGCCGCTATGACTGGTGGAACGACACGTACTACTGGGAGGAGCTGGTCGTTGATGAGGCTGCCTGCAACATGGAGCGTCTGTCGTCTGGCGCTGCACCGGTCCTGGACAGCCATAACACCTGGGGTATCGGCTCACAGATGGGAGTGGTTGATCGCGCCTGGCTCTCCAATGGTGAAGGCCACGCCCTTATCCGTCTCTCCGGTCGCGAGGAGTTGGCCGGCGTAATCGCCGATATCGGTGCCGGAATCATTCGCAATATCTCGGTTGGTTACACCGTGCAGCGCTATGAGATCGAGCGCGCGGTCAACCCCGGTGATTTGCCGATCTACCGCGCAGTGGAGTGGACGCCGAGCGAGATCAGCTTCGTCACTGTGCCGGCCGACCCGGCAGCAGGTACCCGCAGCAATCAACCCGCACAGGGGACCCCCTGTGTATTCACCCGTAGCGCATCGTCGCAGGAGCACACCATGCCTCAGCCCGCCGCCCGCGCCGCCGAATCGGCGGTCCAGCAGGAACCCATCAACAACACCCCGGCTCCAGTAGCGCCGGCCGCAGCTCAGGCTCCGGAAGGTGACACGCGCGCAGCCGACATCGTGGAGCTGGCAACCCGCCACGGCCAGACCGAGCATGCAGCTGGCTGGATTCGCGCTGGTCACTCGGTCGATCACGTGCGTGGCCTGATCTTGACCACGTTGGAGCAGCGCGACGCCGCTGCTGGCGGCAACATCAACCGCATCAGCGTCACCGAGGACGAGCAGGATCTGCAGCGATCCGCTGTGACGCACGCGCTGCTGCACCGAGCCCAGGTGATCGATCCCTCAACCAAGCGGATCTTCGCGCTCACCGGTGACAATCCAGTGCGAGGCCTGACCCTGATGGACCTGGCCCGTCGTAGCCTGGAGCGCTGCGGTGTACGTACCGATGGCATGGCGAAACTGGAGCTGGTCGGCCGCGCGTTCACGCAGAGCGGTAGTGACTTCCCGGTGCTGCTCGAAAGCACGATGCACAAGGCGCTGCAGGCGGCCTACGCGGTTGCGCCGGACACCTGGTCCCGCTGGTGCGTCACCGGCACCGTCAGTGATTTCCGCGAGCATTCGCGCTATCGCGTGGGCAGTATTGGCAACCTGGACAAGCTGACCGAGGCTGGCGAGTTCAAGAACAAGAAGATCCCGGACGGCGAGAAAGCAACGATCACCGCTGGCACCAAGGGCAACACCATCAACCTGACGCGTCAGGCGATCATCAACGACGACCTGGGTGCGTTCCTCGGCTTGGCGACCGCCTTCGGTCGTGCCGCAAAGCGGACCATTGAGGCCGACGCGTATGCGTTCCTCGCCAGCAATCCGAAGCTGGATTCCAACAAGACGCTGTTCCACGCCGACCACGGCAACATCCTGGCGGCAGCAGTGCCGAGCGTCACCTCGGTCGACGCGATGCGCGTCCAACTGGCCCAGCAGAAGGATGTGGGGGGGAATGATGTGCTGGATCTGTCGCCGGCACTCTGGCTCGGTCCGACCAAGTACGGCAGCGCCGCTCGTGTCACCAACAAGGCCGAGTACGACCCGGACGCTGAGGGAAAGCTCCAGCGCCCGAACGCGGTGCAGGGTCTCTTCCGCGACATCGTCGACACCGCACGCATCAAGGACGACAAGTGGTACCTGTTCGCCGATCCGAACGACTGCCCGGCCATCGAGGTCGCATTCCTCGATGGGATCACCGAGCCCTTCCTGGACTACGAGGAAGGCTTCACCGTCGACGGTGTGCGCTGGAAGGCTCGCCTCGACTTCGGCATCGCTGCCCTCGACTATCGCGGCGTGCAGCGCTGCGGCTGATCCCCAACTGGAGCACTGAGACATGGCACAGAACTTCGTATCCGATGGGGACGTGATCCCCTGGACCAACACCACCGAACAGCAGGTTGCATCGGGTCAGGCGGTTGTCGTCGGTCATCAGCTGGGGGTTGCCCTGGTCAACATCGCAGTCGGTGCAACCGGTAGCGTGGCCCTGGGCGGCGTGTTCACGTTGCCGAAGGTGCAGACGGCGGTCTTCGAACAGGGTGAAAAGCTCCTGTGGAGCGCAAGCGCCAAGGCATTCGACGGAAGCGCTGCGACAGCTGCTGCCGGCGACATCACTGGTGCGGCGTTTGCCTGGGCTGCCGGCTCCGCCGGTCAGGCGACGGCCGAGGTGCGGCTCTCGCCGGGCAACGCCACAAAGGCGTAACCGAACAGACCGGCACCGCTCAGAAATGCCAAGGTGGCGTGAGCGGTGCCGGTTCTTCCACAGCGACAACGGGGAATCGCATGGGCACCACCAGCACGCCGCGCGGCGTACGCAACAACAATCCTGGCAACATCGACCGTACCAGCACGCCGTGGCAAGGTGAGGATCGTTCCGTCGCCGCTATCGCCCGCGAGCAGCGCTTCTGCGTGTTCCTGACTCCGCAGGCCGGGTTCCGTGCTTTGGGGAAGACCCTTCTCACCTACCAGCGCAAGCACGGCCTGCGCACGGTGAAGGAGATCATCGGACGCTGGGCCCCCCCTGTGGAGAACGACACCGGTGCCTACGTCCAGCAGGTTGCCACTGCAGTAGGTGTGTCGCCGTCCGAAGTCATTCGCCTGGACAACCCGGTGACATTGGGGCGCCTCGCGACCGCCATCGCGAAGCATGAGAACGGTGGCATGTACTGGAACAAGGACGTGGTTGCGGCCGGCATCGCCGAGGCGCTCAAGTGATCGGGGGCGTCGACGGAAACGGCGCTCCTTGGTGGCTGGCTGCCAGCGCAGTCGCGCTGTGGCTGCTCAGGGAGACGTGGGGTGCCATTCTGGCGCGCCGGAAAGAGCGCACCGAAACCGATGCCAATGTGGATCTGCTCAACGGGCTCGTTGAGCGGGTGAAGTCCCTGGAGACCTCCCAGGCGGAGGTGGTGAAGCAGTACAACGAGGAGGTTCGCTTGCGCATGAAGGCGCAGGAGGACGCTCATCGGTTGAGGCTTCGGGTCATCTCGCTGGAGTCAGCTCTGAAGCAGTTGGGAGTAGTCGTCCCGCCTGTCGAGGAGCCTGTGTCATGAATCGGGTGCTTCTGGCGCTGCTGCTTGGCTTGAGTGCCCTGGTCATCTGGCAAAGGGGTTCGGTTGCCCAGGCGCACCGAGCTGCCGACATCGCCTCGGCTGCCCGAGACAAAGCTCGTGATGAGCGTGACGCCGCTGCGGCAGCACTGGCTGATGCAAACGCTGTGCTGGCGCTGGAGCGTGCTAGTGCTCAAGCAGCCAATCGCTTGGCTGCCACATATGAAAAGGAAAAGGACGATGCGCAGAAAGGCTCTGATCGCCTTGTCGCTGATCTCCGCGCTGGCAATCAGCGCCTGCACCAGCGCTGGGAAGCGGCCGTCGCCACCGCCGAGCTGTCCGCAGCCGCCGCTGCCGCCAGCCAGCCTGATGGTCGAGCCGACGACCGAATTGAGAGTGCGGGCAGAGCTATTGGCGCCGCAGCCCAGTGCGACGCACAAGTGAGGGCGCTGCAGGCATACGCGCTGCTCTGCACGGGAGGTTCAAAGTGAGCGAAGTCGAGTTCCTGCGGGATCTGGATGCTTCCCTGCATGCAGCTTTCGCCGTTGCCGGCATGGCGTCGATTGGTACGCATACAGCGAAGAAGGACGGTGCGGTGACGGCAAACGTCCGTGTTTACATCGCCCGTGACGTTGAGACCATCGGTGAGCTTCGTCAGTTCGTTGCCGGGCGGGTCGAGATCGCTTACCTGCGTGCTGACGTTGAGCCAGAGCAGGGCGACCGCCTGGAAGTGGGAGTAGCAGGGAGCGGGCTTGGCGTGGAGGTGTTCGTGAACAGCAAGAAGCTCAGCGACGACGGCTCCCGCAGCCGGTGGCTGGTGAACCGTGGTTGACCTGGCCGAGCCGCTGTCCTGGCAGCTGGTCGAGTTCCTGCGCGGCCGCGTGGAGCTGATCCGGGAGAGTGCTGGCTTCCGCACCGACATCGGCACCGGCTTGATCGTCGTTGACGACAGCGAAGTTGATGAAGACTTCGAGGGCCCGGCCACATTGATCTCTGTCAGGCAACTGTCGCGAAGTGGTGGGGGAAGCGCGCAGGTTACCTCGGATGCCGCGATCACCATCGAGTTCGAAGTCCCGCGTACCAGCAACCTCGCGAATCCGCGGCTGCTTGTGCACCGTGCCAGGCACGACTTGATCCGCGCGCTCACGTTCAACGTGAAGACGCTGCCCAAGGGCATTACCAGTTTCGATCTGCTTGAAACCCAGATGGCATCCCTGGAAGACGACGCAGGGCATTCCGCTGTCGTCGCTCAGATCACCGCGCGGGCTGGTCTGACCGAGACCTTTGAGCCCGTCCCCAACCCGTAGGAGAAGCACCACCATGGCACAGCCCAAGGTCCGTAAATTCGCAGGCGATCTGCGTTTCTGGGAGCACGGCGCGAACGGCGCCAGGATTCCCGTCATCCCCGAGCCCACTGACAAGTTCGGAAATCAGCCCCTGGAGCAGTCGTCGTTGACGTTCAGCTACGAAGCCGGCGACTCGGTGGAGATCAAGAGCAAGCGCCGTGATGCGCGCTATCAGCAGATCATCCACAAGGATTCGAACCCCGGCGTCACCAGCGTTTCGATCACCGCGTTGGAAGTGCCGCCGGCCATCCTGGCCCGCATGTTGTACGGCACGTTGGTGGCCACCCAGGTTGCCGCCGGCACCGCCACCGACGCTTCCGTGACCGTGGGTAGCGTGGACACGCCGGTGAAGCTGCCGCACAACTTCCTTCTGGCCGACACCGAGCCGACTTTCAAGAAGGGGGCCGTCGACCTGGTCAAGGGCACCGATTACACCCTCGATCCGGCGCACGGCCTGCTGATTCCGAAGTCCGGCGGCCAGTTGCAGGCGGGCGATACCGTTGTGGCGAACTACAAGTACGACGCGTACCTGGAAACCGCCATCAGCGGCGGCACCACACCGAGCAAATCCTTCCAGATCCTGGGCGACATGCAGGACCGCATCAGCGGTGACGAGGGCCTGCTGACCATCCCGAACGTCGACCTGACAGTGGACGGTGACGTGGACTGGTTCAGTGATGAGCCCATCCAGGTGACCCTGACCGGCCCGGTGATCTTCCAGGCCGGCGAGAGCGACCTGTACACCTTCAAGATCGCGGCGCAGTCAGGCGGCTGATCGCCGGGTTGACTCCAGCATGAGGAGGGCGCCAGCACGGCGCCCTCCCGATTCGAACTAGGAAGGGTGCCATGGCGACCAATCGCAACAACAACCTGCTCAAGTTTTTCGTCAGCGGGCGCCGTGCGAAGGGCCTCCATGGCTTGACCAATCTTGCTGGCGACGTTCTTAACCGCTACGACCTGTCAGTGCAAAGGGCCTTCATCGGCCTGCAGCGGCGGGCAGGCCCTGCGACCACGCAGGAGGTGCGCGGGTCCTACAACATCCGCGCGGCCGCCCTGAGGGGAAAGTACCGCGTGGAGACCGGTGAGCGCGGCTACTCGACGGGCAAGCGCGGCAGGGACGACTTCCTTTCGATCTGGGCGAGTACCCGGCAAATCTCGCTTATCGAATTCGGTGGCCGTTGGGCTGGCAGGCGATCGGTCGGCGCAACGGCCAGCATCGGTCTCGGCGAGACCAGGACTTATGACGGAGCGTTCATCGCCACAATCAAGGGCCGAAGGGCCATTCGCGTGCGAAGTTGGGACCGTGCGACCCAAAGGCGGGCGGGGCGAGGCCCCGTTCGGATTCTTCGGGGCCCAAGCCCCTTCGAGATGCTCTCAGGCGCTGACGGCAACAGCCGGGCTCTCGCAGCGCGCAGACGCTTGATCGAACGTTTTCACACCACCTACCTGGCTGAGTTGCGCCGCCAGTGGCGCGTTAATGGAAAGAGCAATGGCTGACCGGCTGGAAGAAGCAATCAGGGTTGTCATTGAAACCCAGGGGCGCGAAGGTGTGGATGACCTGCGCTCGGCATTTGGCGAGCTGGGTGATGTCTCGGTCGAGACGGCGGGAAAGACTTCTAAGCTGCTCGATTCTCTGACGGGCTTGACCTCGGCTGCGGCAAAGGCCGACGCATTTGAGGCGATGCTGGACCAGTTGGGCGAGCTGGAGCGGGAGTTCAACGCCAACCAGCGGGCGGCGCTTGAGCTGAGCCTCAGCATCGGTGAGATGGAGAAGCCGTCGCGCGAGGTGTTGGCGTCACAGCGCGATCTGCGCAAGGAAGGGGAGCGCCTGAAGAGGGCGCTGAACGAGCAGTGGGCCGAAGTTAGCAAGGTAGATTCGGAGTTGGCGGCGCTGGGGGTCAGTACAGCTGACCTGGCCGGCAGCCAGCAGCGCCTGCGGTCCGAGGCGGCGCGTACCACTGCGGCACTGAGCGCGCAGGCAAAAGCAGTCAGCGATGAGGCCACCGCTAACCGCCGTCGCACGCAGCAGCTCGCGGAAGACGACGCCGCGATGCGCAAGCAGGCGGAGACGACCCGCGCAGCGCAGAGGGCTCTGGCAGAGTACCGCGAGCGTGCTGACGATGCTGCTGCTGGGAGCGCGAACCTGGCCGGGGCAACTGAAGGCGCGGCAGGTTGGCTGGGTAAGCTGAAGGGCCTTGCCGCCGGCGCGATCGCGTTCGTCGGCTTGAACCGAGTGGTTGAAGGCATCAAGTCGATCATCACGGAAGGAAGTGACGCGGAGCAGGAGGTCAACCAGCTCGATGCCGCCATCCAGGCGGCTGGCCGTAGCAGTGAGTTCACTGCTGCGAAGCTGCTGCAGCTGGGTAAGCAACTGCAGACAGGCCTTTTCGATGGAGGGCAGGTCAACAGTGCGATGGTGCGCATGTTGTCCTATACCAACATCGTCGGCAGTCAGTTCCCCGCCGCGATGCAAATCACCATTGACCAGGCCCAACGTCTTGGCTTGTCACTGGAGTCGTCGGCGGAGATCGTAGGCAAGGCACTGCAGACGCCATCGAAGGCGATGGAGAGTCTTAGCAAGCAAGGCTTCACCCTGTCCGACAGTCAGAAGGAGTTGATCAAGAACCTCGAGGCAACCGGTCGCGTTGCAGAGGCGCAGACCATCATTATCGACCTTCTCACCGAGTCCTACGGTGGCGCAGCGGCGGCAGCCAAGGTCGGAACGATCGCGGGTCTCTGGAAGGAGGCCACCGATCGCTTCAAGGACTGGAAGCAGGAAGTCGCGGACCAGGGCGTGCTTGCCTACTTCAAGGATCAGCTGACGACGCTTCTGGCGACACTGGATCGTCTGGCGCAGGATGGGAGCCTTACCCGCTGGGCCAAGCAGACCTCGCAGGCCATTATCGGGATGGCGGAGGCGGTCAAAGGGGCTACGCGGTGGGTGGCTGACCATGCGCGTGTAATTGGCCTCATGGCTGCGGCCTACACTCAGTTCAAGGTGGTAGGCGCGCTCCTTCAGCTGAACGCGTGGAGGGCGGCGTTGCTTGCGACCACGCGCGCGCAGCTGGCAAACAACGCTGCAGTTGCCGCGGGCAGTTCTGGCATCGGGCGCTTTGGGCTGTTGCTCAGGGGCCTGCCGAAGGCAGTTCCGATCGCGGTATCGGTGCTGGGGCTGGAGGCCGCGATGGGTGGCCTTGGCGTCCTCAAGACTGTTGCTCAGGACATCTGGAAGCAGCACGATCCTGCCCTGAAGCGAGCCGGCGATGCGCAGCGTGCGTACATCAGCCAGGTTCGGGACTCCGCATTGGAGCTTCGCCGCCAGGCCGTCTCGTTCATTGAGTACCGCGACGTGGTGGTTAAGACCACTGAGGAAGTCGCTCGAATGGGGCAGGCTGAGCGGGAAGCCTATGCACAGCGCCTGGCTGGGCTTGAGCAGTACCTGACAGCCCAAGAGGGATTCCTGCTGATGCAGCAAAAGGCTGGCGTTGCTACGGCCGCTCAACTGCAGGAACTTGGCCTTGTGACGCAGCAGCTGCTGGCCGTGTCTACGGGATACGCAGGACTCTCCAAGGCGGTGAACATCGCTGCGGATGCCATGAAGAGTGGTATCGGGGGCGCGGCACAGCTGGTGGTCGAGCAGCTTCAGGGCGTGCAGAGCAATGCGCGCCTGGCCACCGATTCGATCAGCAAGATGATGGCGGGGCTCAATTTTGCTGATACGGGTAGCTTGGCCGCCGTTGGCACGGCGCTGGGCTATGTAGCGTCGCAGGGCGCGGCTGCGGAGCGCAATGTTCGGGATGGGCTTCTGGAATCGCTGCGGAGGCTCTCGGGTGAGGAGTTGGCAAGGTTTCAGGCTGCATCCCAGGCGGCATTTGAGGCGCTGCCTCAAAGTGCTGCCAATGCAGCCGCAGTCCTGCAGACGACGTTGCTTGCCGCGATGGAGAAGCTGGGCGTCTCCGCGTCCAGGTTGGGTGTGCAGTTCACCGGAGCCGGCCGGGACGCGATCGCCGCGTTCGGTGCCGTAACCGAGAGCGCTGTTGCCACCGGCGTTCAGATCGAAGAGGCGTTCAAGGCAGCCCTTGGGAAGGTCGCTACGCTGGACGAGGCGAGGGCCTTGGGCGCCTTGCTCGAAGCAGCGGGAACGCAGGGCAAAATCGGGTTCGACGCGGCGGCGCGTTCTGCAGCGGCACTCAACGCCCGAATTCGTGACATCCAGGCATCGGTGGACCCTCTGGCCGATGAGTTCGCCCGCCTCGGGATCCAGTCGCAAGAATCCCTGAACAATGCCCGTGATTCTGCGAAGGCAGCGTTTGAGGCGATCCAACGGGGCGCTTCGCAGGGCAAGGCCAGCATTGAGGATGTCCGCCGTGCATTCGAGGCCTATGCGAGCACTGCTCGCGCAGCGGTGGCCGATAGTGATAGCTGGCGCCGGGGCCAGGTGGAGTCACAGCTCGAGGTGCAGGGGAAGATCCTTCAGACCGGGCAGCACCTGAAGGAGATGGGCGGAAGCGGAAAATCTGCAATGCAGCAGGTCCAGGCCGGCGCGCAGGAAGGTAGGCAGGCCGTGGGGCAGTTGGCTCAGGAAACGTCCCAAGCTGGCAATCAGATGGAAAACCTCGGCAATCGAGCGGAGAAGTCTGGACAGCAGATGGGCAGCGCTGGAAAAGCGGCCCAGAGCATGGCGTTCAGCATCGGCGAGGTTTCCGATGCAGCGCTCAAGGCGATGCGCAACCTGAGTGGTCCGAATCCGCTTCAACAGTTCGCGAATGCCCTCAATAGGGTCACCGCCCAGCGCAAGCAGCTTGCGGCGTACAAGAAAGAGCTTCAGGGATTGGCGGAGACCGAGGACGAGTTTGCCTCCTCCGCAAAGAGCCGATTGGAGTATCAGTACGACTTCCTCGGCAAACAGGAGGTTGCCGAGGTCGCGGCGCTGGAAGCCCAGGTGCAAAGGAAGCGCGCCGAGCAGGATCGTGCGGCCGCCGATGCGATGAAGGAGCGGCGCAGGGCCGCTCAGGCCGAGGCAGATGCTCAGGCGAAGCTCGATGCGGAGCGGATACAGGCAGGCGCCGACAAGGAACAAGTGCTGATCATCGACTGGAAAGTGCCCAGCAAAGAAGTGGTGGCCGGGGCGACCGCCCAAGAGCTCCAGCAGGCCCAGAGGATCGCGAACCTGGTGACGCCGATGGTGCTGACCGCTGTCCAGAAAAGCCGCTCGGTTTCGGTCAGGGGGCGGCGCTGATGACCCGCATTCTGCTCGCCGGGATAGAGCTGCCGGCCGATCTCCAGTGGACCGATGAGTTCACGGCGTGGAGGGTGGGCCAGCAGGTTCGAAACAGCCTCAATGGGGCAATGATCGTGCAGGAGTCCGCGCGGCAGGCCGGTCGCCCCATCACGCTTCAAACAACCCGCGACGGCACTGCGTACGTCGGTGTGGTTGCCTTGTCCACCGTCCGCGCACTTCAGGCCAGTGAGGGCGAGGCGCGCCTGTCGCCTCTGGAGTTGGTTATGCCAGCCCATAACGGCGGCGATCGCACTTTCCAGGTTCGGTGGCGTCGTGTCGACGGGCCAGCTATCGAGGTCGAGCCTACTCGCTTCGCTGTTCCCGCGCTGGATTCGGACCTTTTCTCAATCACTCTTCGCCTCATGACGGTGTAACTAATGCCCATTTCCGCAACCGACATCAAGCTTCGCCAGTCGCAGCGCCTCACAGACAATCCGGATGGTGGTGGCCGGATGATCCAGGCAGAAGTCCAGGACGGCGCCATGAACAATCTTTTCCCTGACATCGGCGATGAGGAGCGGACTACCGGCCGTGCCACGCTGCGCAAGATGTTTGTGCACGTGGACACTTCGAACGTTGATGTGCTGAAAGATGCTATCGGCGTCCTCATTGAGCCGCCGTCTGACCCGAAGGTGACGGTGAGCATGTTCGCAACGGGGTCCTACAGTGATGTGCGCCTGGACGCCAAGAACAGGGTTGAGAGCTACATCACCCGTGGAACCGAGTCGCGATTCATTCTGATGGGGAACCACTTCATCGGCCAGATGACGCTGCTGGTGTACACGACCGCAGATGCGCCAAGCCCTGACATCAATGACAACCTGTCGCTGTTGACGCCTGCCAGCTCGGGGCATGATGAGGGCGAGCAGTACGTGCGGGTGAAGTCGGTGCTCTCGCGCACGACCCGAACCTTCACGGACGATCAGGGGGCTTTCGAGCGGGACGTTCTGGTCATTGAGCTGGTGAATGCCCTGCTGCGGAATTTCTACGGCCAGGAAGTCGTCCGCTACACCGCAAGCAAGCCGGCCACCCGTGTCTACGATACGAACGTGGTGGATGCCAACAGCTATCACAGCGTGAAGCGCCTTACTGCTGCTGGCAAGCCCGGCGATCTCTCCGTGTTGGTGGACACGCCGTACGTGCCAATCGTACCCACGTCTACCGCTGAAACCCCGGTGAGCGACGTGCTTGCCGGTCTGGGCATGATGAGTTTCGTTCCTTCCGGCGCGGCGGGAAGCCTGGCGCTCAACTTTGCGTCCAGCTTCCAGGCAGGCGTACCGGTTACCCGCTACCTGGGCACAGGAATGGCCGTCGGCAGCGTGAAGGTAGTCGCCGGGAGCGTGGAGCTTGCCGACGATGGTTCCGGATCGTTGACCTCGGTGGCGGTCACGCCCTGGGGCGGAACGGTCGACTATCAGGCGGGCGTGATCTCTGTCACCCATGCTTCTGGCGCGAGCGCCACCTCTATCAGTGTCACGGCGACCCCGGCCGGCGCGATCCCTATGCAGGGCTTTACCGATGAGATCGCGGTGACGCAGAACAACCAAGGCATGGTGTGGCTGATCCAAGCGACGCCCTTGCCTGCGCCTGGTACGGTGATCGTGGATTACCGGGCACTCGGTCGCTGGATTCGGTTGACCGACAATGGTCGGGGGCAACTTGTTGGCAAGCCGGGGCAGGGTAGTGGCACGGTCAATTATTCGACTGGGTCCATCGTGCTCACTGCTGGTGCGTTGCCCGACCTGAAAAGCAGCATCATCGCCGCGTGGGGCACGCCTGTGATCGCTGAATCCCGTGTGGGGGATGCGGCCATCCAGCCGCCGGCATTGCACTTCGTTCTGGGCGAGGGCTCGGCTGTCCCGGGCACCGTCAGCATGACCCTGCGGATCGGTGGTGCAGACGTCGCGGTCACCGACAATGGGGTGGGCGGCATGCTGATCGGCGGTCAGGTGCGCGGGTCAATCGCGTACTCGACGGGTGAGGTATCGCTGCGGCCTGGCACCCTGCCGGATGCGGACAGTCGCCTGGCAATCACCTACGATTGGGGGCAGCCGCTGCATGCTGCTCCGCAGCCGGTACCGGACGCGTCAGGCATCGTCTCCTTCACCTTGCCTCAGGGGCCGGTGCGCGCCGGCTCCGTTCTTCTCGATTGGTTGGTCAGCGTTACCCGTGATCGGGACGACCTGACGTCTGCGTCTCAGCCGATGCGGGTTGTCGCAAAGGACGACGGGAACGGCAACATCGTGGCCGTCTCGGTGGGCGACACAGCATCTACGACGGTGCTCGGTTCCGTGAACTACAGCACCGGCGCGGTGTCCGTGCAGGCCGGAAAGTTCCTGGTGCGCCAGGTTTCCTATCCGCAGTACGAGAACAGGTCCGGGCGGCTCAGAGTTGTAGGGTACGGCCGACTGGACGTGCTTTCACAGTTCTCGGCGGGCACGATCATGTCTGCGGCGTGGCTGCTTGCAGGGGAGAGTTCGCAGCAGGCGCAGGAATCGTTGCCGCTGCCCGCCATGCAGCTGCAGCTGACACCGACTATCAGCGACAGTGTTGTGCCCGGCAGCGTGCGCTTTGGCTTCCGTGGTAGGACTTACATCGATCGGAGCGGTGGGCTGTACCACAGCATCGACCCACAGACTGGAGCCGGCGTCTACGCCGGCACTGTGGACTACACGTCGGGTATGGTGAACCTCACTCAGTGGCAGCCCGGTGGCGGAAACACCGTACAGGTGCTTTCGCTGCTGACCCGGATCGCTGACCCGGGCGTGGCGTACTCCTTCTTCCGCGCGCCAGGCTCACCACTTCGTCCGGGTATGTTCACGCTGCGTGCCAACCGCCTGGACGGCGAGCTGCTGACGGCGACAGCTGACATCAACGGTGACATCACCAGCGCCCAGATCCGCGGCCACGTGGATTGGGAAAGCGGCGTTGCGAAGGTAAAGTTCGGTCAGCTGGTGCCGGTCGCCGGTAATGAAGGCCAAACGTGGTTCGATCCCGGCCAAGTGGAAGGCGACCAGGTCTGGCGCCCGGCCTTAGTGCTAGCCGGCTCAATCTACATGGGAGCGGTGGTTTACCGGTCCATTCCGCTCTCCGAGGTGGTAATCGGCCTGTCGTCGGTCCGCTTGCCCAGTGATGGCCGTGTGCCGGCATTCAAGCCCGGCCAAACGGTGCTGATTCATCACACAGCCAAGCACAGCGTCACGTCGCCGCAGGCGGGCCAGGTCGTGCCTTTCGGCCGCACGCGGATCGCCGGTGTCGAGGTCAGGGACTCCAAGGGGTCTCCGGTCGACAGTGCTTGGTATGCAGTGGATCCCGCGTTGGGTCGGCTGACCTTCAGCGACCCCCTGAACTTGTCCGCCTATACCCTGCCCATCGTGATCAGTGAGCGTGTCGAGGACCGCCGGCTGGTGGTGCAGCCTCAGATCACGGGGGAGATTGAGCTCAATAGTGGGCTTACGCATGACTTCCCTGCAGGGGAGGCGATGATCAGTGCTGCGCTACGGCTTGGCGAGGCGAACGGGTCACTCGATCTGCAGGCACGCACGGTGAACCTGTTCGACCAGGCAGCCTGGACTGGTGTGTGGAGCGACCTGCTGATCGGCAGCGCCGCACCTGGCACGTTCAATGACACCGACTATCCGCTGGTGGTGACCAACGCGGATGCCATTACCGAGCGATGGGCGATTCGCTTCAACAGCTCCACGACGTTCGAGGTGATGGGGGAGACGGTCGGCACCATCACGGCAGGGGCGGTCACCGCCGATTGCGCACCTACCAATCCGCGCACGGGCCGCCCCTACTTCACGATCCCTCGAGCAGGCTGGGGCTCCGGGTGGTCTACCAACAATGTGGTTCGCTTCAACACAGTCGGCGGCTTGGCGCCGATCTGGTTGGTACGGACCACGCTCCCAGGTACACCTGAAAGCGTCGTGGATTCGACTCGCTTCCAGGTCATTGGCAATGTCGCAGGAGTTCAAGCATGAGTCTCGTTCCAACTATTTTTCGAAGCACCGATCCAGGCGCTCCGCTGCTTTCAGGTGTGCCGGGCGCACTGATCGCGCTGCTCGATGCCGTCCTGGTCGATGGCTATGGCGTCGGCGCGGGAAGAAAGGACGGCCTCGGGTGGAAGAAGGGATTCGGTGGGGTAAATATTCGTGCCTATCAGAACTCCCAGTCGTTCGGCACTGGTTACTTTCTGAGGGTGGATGACACCGCAGCAAGATCGGCGTTGCTGCGTGGGTACTCGTCCATGAGCGACTTGAACACGGGGGAGGATGCGACCCCCTCGGCTGCCCTCAAAGCGAATGGATCAATGTGGGAGAAGTCCAACGTCGCGAGCGGCGCGCTCCGGCACTGGATCGCGATCGGTACGGAGCGGTTCTTCTACCTGTTCGTTGACACTGGCGGCAACTACGGAACGCAAGGGTACTCGGGCACGCACGGCCACTATGCTGGTGACATCACGTCGATGAAGCCAGGAGATAGGCATCACTTCACTGTTTCCTACAAAGGAAGCGATAGCGAAGCAAGTAGCACGGTTGGCTACGGGTTCAGAGCGCGAGCATGGAGTGATTTTGGAAGCGCGGACACGCAGACATCCGCCTTCATTGGTCGGTCGATGTCCGGAGTTCCTGGCTCTACTCGCGCGTTTGTCTCGGCGTCAGCTGCCACCACCAACGGTGTTGCACTGGGTAGCCAGTCGAACTACCCGACATATCCGTATGCAGGCAACGGTGGGCTGCTGTATTCGCCCGTCGATGTTCTTGAGAATGCAATGCAGCCACGCGGCTTTTTGCCTGGTGCATTTGCTCCCATCCATCGCCGGCCCTTCCCTGAGATGACCGTTGTTACCGATGTGGATGGGTTGCCAGCTGGTACCCAGCTTCTGGCGAAGTGCGTGACGGTCGATAGTTTCGCGGGTGGCTTCAGCGAAACGTACACCGGCCAGATCCTGATCGATATCACTAACGCGTGGGCTTAGTCATGGCTATTGCTTCAGAGCGATACGGCGTGAGGTGGGCGCGGGTTACCTGGAACGTACCCCGTGCTGCGGTACTGCTTGGATGCCGAAGTTCCTCTGGACAAGCGTGGGCAGGGCCCGGCTATCTCGCCGGTGAGGCGCCGAAGACGAGCGATCCAGCTGAGCCAGACGGGAGGCTGCGCATTCTGAACCAGCCCGCTCAGGGCCGGATCATGGTCTTTGAGCGCGGCAGTGGCATTTGCGTGGCGTCCACGATGAGCCGCGCGGACGGCACTTGGAGAGTAGATCGTCTCCATCCGGCATTCCGTTTCACGGTCATCGGCTTCGATGACCTCGGTCGGCAGAATGCCGCAATCCAGGACTGGATTGCGCCGGCGGCGCGCGAGTAGCGAATGGACCAGCTGGGCAACAGGGTAGTGCTGAACCTGGGCCCGCTCGCTGCGGCGGGCGGTGCCCTGGTCGGCCTGAACCTGGGCGTCGACTGGTGGACGGAGGAGCCGCCGGAACCCGAGCGCGCCTACCTTCGGACGAATTCCTCGCTCTCATGGTCGGTGGCTCGCCCGCACGCAGCCATGATTCTGGTTGGTTGGGGAGGCGAGGGTAGTGCATCGATTGTGGCCTCTTCCGGTTGGCGCCGCGCGCCGCGCCTGCAGGGGAGAGCCACAGCCATGGGGTGGGGTCTTACTCCATTGTTGAGCCGTGGAGGCACCCTGCGGTGGCGGACTTCGCAGGGCATCCTTCGGAGGTCAAATGCCCAGCCGTGGCGGTCCATGGACTTCGAGAGCGTGTCGCTACTGTCCCGATGGGGCACGCCAGGCATCCTCGGCGTGGGCGGCGCTCTGCGCTGGTCTTCGCGGGGGCAGGTGAGCGCGTCGACAGATGCGCGTTGGCTTTCAAGCAACTCAGCGCGAAGCCAATGGCGGGGGACCTGGGGGTGTGGGGATCGTTTGCCCCGCTCTTGGCGGCTGCGCTGGGGTACTGCAGCCAAGCTTCCATGGATAGTGCGGCCTCCAGTTCCACCCGATCCTGATCCCGAGCCCGGTTGGCCGGCCGGCAACATGGTCGGACTGAATTTGGGCTGCCCGGTGGTAGGTGGCTTCGGGGTTGTTCCACTCAATCTCGGCGTTGCCGCGTGCTACGCGGTGCGCCCGCAACGAAGGACGTATGTCGTGATCAACACCGTCTCATTCGTACGGCTGCCGGACCGAATGCCGATCGAAGTAACAAGAATCACCTTGGAATCGGGCCGTAGCGCATGGGGCTGGACGTTTGACTTTGAGCTTGCCGATCCGGCGCAGCTGGATCTCCTGAAACCCACAGCGGCGGGCCCGCGCCAGTTCGAGGTTGTGCTCAATGGCCATGCCTGGACTGGGATCGTGGAGAGCTATCAGAAGCAGCGCGAGTTCGCGGATGGGGCGGTACGCCTCAGTGGCCGGTCGCGCACTGCGCTTCTCGCCGCGCCTTACGCGCCAGCTCGGGTGAAGGTCACCGGCGATGATCGGAGCGTGTCGCAGCTGGTGGCGGAGGAGCTCGCCGATACGGGGTTCACAAGCCAGTACGGAACGGTCGACTGGATTGTTCCTGCGGGTGCGTGGTTCTACGACGCTAACACGCCTCTCGATGCCATCAGTGGCCTGGCCGGGGCAAGTGGCGCGGTGGTGCAGTCCGATCCAGCGCAGCCGGTGTTGCGGGTCAGGGCCAGCTATCCAGTCAGCCCGTGGCATTGGAGGGAATCACCTCCTGACCATGTTGTGCAGGAGGACATCGTCCTTACTGAGAGCCTCCAGATGCGCAGCGCGCCGCTGTACGATGCGGTGGTGGTCACCGGTGAGCTGCCTGGGAAGGGCGTCACCTGCAAAGTGCGCAAGGACGGCGAGGCAGGTCAGCTGTTCGCGCAACAGGTCAGCAGCCCGCTGATCAATGTTGCTGCTGCCGGCGCCGAGCGCGGTCGGAACATCCTCAGCGATCGCGGTGAGCAAGCCGCTGTCGACCTCACCATGCCGCTGTTTCCCAAGCCACTTAGACCAGGTGAGGTCGGTCCCATCATGCCGTTGGACCTGGTGGAGGTCGTTGGCGCTGCGGAGAGATGGCATGGGCAGTGCGAGTCGCTGCGCGTTGATGTTGTGATCGATCAGCAGGCAGTGGTGATCGAGCAGACCGTAACCCTTGAGAGGCACTACAGCGATGCGGACTGATCTTTGGGATCAATTCGGCGAACTGGTCAGCAGCAACCCTCGACTGCTGGCGACCGTCACCGCACACAACAGTGATGGCACCAGCACGCTGACGACGTATGACGGTGTACAGATGCGGGCGTTCGGCCAGCTGCAGCAGGCCTTCCCCTACAACGTCTGGGTTCGCGGTGGTCGGTTGGTCGAGGCGGCTCCCAACCTTCCGGTGATTGAGATCAAGATTTAGTCATGTTCTTGCGTCGATCTTTGGGCAGATTTTCTCCTGTTCAGTGACGTGTCCCCAGTCAATGACCTTGAACGCGGCTATCAGCAAGAGGCCGAATGCTATCAATGCGATAGCGACTGTGCCTATCCGTTGGTAAACGTCTTTATCCGCGCGGCAAATTCGGTCTACCAAGTAGGCGATAATCCTCTCCAGTATTGCTATTCCGGCACAGATGCCAACTAGCCAAAGATGGTAGTAGAGGGGGGCTGCGTCGCCGAAGGTGACAGTTCGTTTGACGGCTGCCGCCAAGGCGACCCCCGCTATTGCGAAGGGAAGCTGTGTCGAGAAAGTAACTATCTCTTTGAACGACTTATTGAGGAAGGCTGCACCTTTGGCGCAGGTCAGCTGGAGTCCCGCTGTTATGGCAATAAGCAAAAGTGAGCTTGCCGAGATGAGTGCAACTGAGACAGCCATCAAGGGTACTGAGGAGAGCCCGGCCAAGGCTTGTGAAGCCACTTTAGCCATATCTTTTCGGAGGAAAAGTTCGGCAACTATGAGAAGCCCGGCCGCAACTCCTACTGAAACGTATGAAGCAAAGGCGGTGCCCAGGAAGTCTGTTAGAGAGCGCCTTAGTTCAGGCATGGTGGGTAGTAATGGGCCGGCCTTACTTGAGCTTTCCACGGTGTGCGTTTTCGCCGGCTCCGGCCGGGTGCGAGAACTTTGCGGCGCAGTTGATACTCCAAGTCGCCACTGTTTGTATGCCCAGGATAAAAATGCTAGTCCGGCCACTGTCGTGATGATGCCGAGCACATTGCGCTTCTGCGCCCGACGGTGGAGAGGCGTGTTGACTGCTGGCTTGTTCACTTCTTGTTGGTCCTCGTCCATGATCGTTCACAGGCCAGCGGCCGACACCACTAAAACTTTAACGTCCACCTGTGGTTTATCAGATGAGCAATCGGTGATCATCAGTGACCGGTGAGGTGTTCGCCGGCTTCGACTTGGTGCCGCTGCAGCTCGACTACGCCACCGGCGCCGAAGAAGTTCGGGGAGCTGATCATCAAGAGCTGGGACGACAGCCAGGCCTCCCTGCTGTAGGCA